TATCAACAAAATCTGCGGCAAAGACACTTGGGAGCGCAACCCATGGGTGGAGGCGTACACCTTTACAAGGGTAGATTAAATACAATAACAACTAACAGCAGGAATTAATACTGGTTCGATTCCCCGCCACTCACGCATTATTAATCAAAATAAAACAAAATGAAAACAACAATCTTAACAGAAGTAATTGCATTCCTTATAGGATATAAGTATTATGCTAACATCATCACGACTAAAGGAACAAACAAGATAGAAATATCATCATTCATCTTCACAAGCATAGAAGAGGCAAACGCTCATCGTGAACGTCTTAACGCTACACTATCATTCGACTTTGTGGAGACGATATCTTTCCGCTCAAGGAAAGTATTGAAAACTTAAACACTGTAATTGGGGGTAATACAATATATTTGCATCATGGGAATTATTAAAGACTTAATCAATATCAGCAAGGCAGCTTTGGGCATGGATAGACTTTTTGTCTATCTTGACCCTGCTGATAACTCGGTAACGCTTTCCAAAGCACTTGTTAAGCATATCAAGGACAATGCCGCTGACGACAAAGACACATCGGTATTTGTGTTCCGCATTAAGGGAACAAACCTATACGGATTTACGCTTCAGCATGGCATTAAGCAACCTACGCAACTATGCAATATACAATACAATGATAAGTACAAGTGCATCGGATTTGAGTGCCTTAATCCATCAGTTGGCAGAATATTGTACGATTACGGATTTAAACACGATTGCAAGCATCGTCTATCTGTATCAATACAGAATACCAACGGCATAACATTCTATCAGATTAATCATGATTAAAGAAGTTTCATATAAGGGGATATCGTCCGTACCGTCAGACTTTCTTTGTCCTGATGGTGACAATGCGATGCTGATGAATCTTGTTCCAGAAGATGGAGCAATAAAGCCAATATTACCGCCTGAAACGGTAATGGTGTTGCCGAGCGAAAAGCGAGTTGTATATATTCGGACGGTGCACAATGATAAGCATTATATCATTCACGATGCGAATACAAATACAATTGAATGGACTACTGACGGAAAAACGTTTGTCGAGCTGCTACGGCTGGAAGATGCTGAAATGTACGAAGTAAAGGGAATAGGTAACACTATTATTGCACTGACCAATAAGGGCATGGAATATTTGCTTTGGAAAGGTGAGCAAGGTTATATATATCTTGGTGACAAAATACCAGAATTGTCGCTTTCGTTTGGATTGCAAGGTGAGATGAAGCGAACGGAAGAGTTTCCTGTTTCGTTTGAAAATGTATTGTTTCATGCAAAACAAAAGACCGAAAACGGAGTAACATTTCTTTCTTTTGCTCCGTTTAATGAAGAGGACCAAAAGAAGATAACCGAGCAAGTACTGGCTAAGGTAAACAAGTTTCTCGCTGACAACTCAACAAAAAAAGGTAAATTTATTTACCCGTTCTTTGTTCGCTATGCTCTCAGGCTATATGATGGCACGTTAACGCATCATTCAGCACCTATATTAATGGTGTGCTCAACGCAATGTACACCTATTGCACTATGGGATAAGTTGAATTATTGGAATCCTGCTAAAAGCGATGCCATGATTCGCATTGTCGGCATGTTTCATTCGTTGGATTATGCCGTTAATAATAATGCGGAGCTGAACGAATTAAGACATTGGTCAGATATTGTTAAGTCTGTAGATGTATTCATCTCTAAGCCAATCTATACTTATGACCAGAACGGGCAGTGCGATAAGATATATAACTATCACGAATATGGTGTTAAGACTTGGGGGTACTCTACATGCAAACATATCAATAGGGATAGTTCGTTGTCGGCAATGGACTCATTCTACGAAGCAAAAAGTATTGGCTATCTTTATCGTGCCACCTTTGATGCTGCCAATATTCACACATTGCCGGGTGGTGTGTTGGGACTTCCCCGTAAAAGCGAGGCTTCAATAAGAGAGGAAATTAAAAACTGCGCAAACTTCTATCTATTGGAGAGTATCAATATCGACAAGTTGAAAACTGAACGCACACTGATTGATGTAGAAGATGATTATCTGCAATCACTCGTTAATCGTGAAGTTATGAAGGACGATTATGATAGTCACGACACGCTGATACCGCAATATGCTTTTAGCTATAATCAACGGCTGAACATTGCAAATCTGCAAAAAAAGTTGTTCAAGGGATTTGATGCTGCATCTATGTTCTGTTATACTGATGGCGAACAGAATTACAATAATACGCACAATGATAATCCTACTCGCCCCGTAAGAGTACATATATATATCAAGCAAGATGCTAAGGATATAATCGTTACTAACAATATTAGTAACGTTGGGCAAAATAGCCCGAAACTGTTTATTTATTACCCGAATATTAATGCTTACAAGGCGGTAGTGGTCGTTCATGAGTATTTTGATAGGTACTTCGAAGTTCCGCTGCAAAAGCATAACTTCCTTAATGGTGCATTTTATTTTGATGGTTGGGAGGATGCTAAGGAGGTGTCTTATATAAACGTTCCCAAGACGGACAACACGGTAAACATACCTAATAAGATATATACGTCGGAGGTAAATAATCCGTTCCACTTCCCACTTCTTGGCATCAACACTGTCGGAACGGGTAAAATAATGGGCATCTGCTCGGCTGTGAAAGCACTTAGCGAGGGGCAGTTCGGCCAGTTTCCTTTGTATGCTTTCTCCACTGATGGAGTATGGGCACTTGAATTATCAGGTAATGGATTGTATTCAGTTAAACAACCAGTTACAAGGGACGTGTGTATTAATCCAAAGTCTATTACACAGATTGATACGGCTGTTTTGTTTGCCACAAGTAGGGGCATCATGATGTTGCAAGGTGCAGAAACGGAATGTGTTAGCGATATTCTATACGGAGATAATACGTCGTCAGTTAAGCATTTGCCAAAATACAATGAGCTTGTTGGCCTTAGTGGTTTAGTGAGTGAATCACTGAATATTATTCCATTCAAAGATTATGTCAAGGACTGCCGTATGCTATACGACTATGAACATCAGCGAATAATCGTATATAATCCATCGTCAGAAAATAAGTATTCTTATGTGCTGTCACTGAAAAGCAAACAGTGGGGAATGAGCGAACAGAACATTATCTATAGCGTTAACTCGTACCCTGACGCAATGGCTGTTCTTGACAATAGCAGACTTGTTAATTTCTCAAAGGAAGAGGACGCATTAACGGACGACGTGCTGATAACTCGCCCGATGACGCTTGGCGAAGTAAATGTATTTAAGACTGTTAATGGTGTGATACAACGAGGCTTCTTTAGGAAGGGTCGTGTCCGTAGCGTGCTGTATGGTTCTAACGACTTGTTTCATTGGTTTGTCGTCTGGAGCTCACGTGACCATTATCTGCGTGGCTTTAGCGGGTCGCCTTATAAGTATCATCGCATTGCGTTACTGTGCACACTGCAGGGTGATGAATCGCTACTGGGTTGTTCGGTAGATTACAGAGAAAGAATAAACAACCAAATAAGATAAATTGTTATAGTTTTTAGTTGATAATTAGATTGTAATGGGAAGGGGCGGCTTACGGGAGTAAATCGCCCCTTGTTTTTATATAGGTCACCAGGGTTTTAGTCTTCGCCTTAATCGGCCTGTTCGTGATGTCAGCGAGCTGCGCATCTTGCCTTTCAATAGCTGGGCTTTTGCTTCCCATACGGCAGCACTTTGCGGATAGGTAATGCCTAACCAATCGGAGAGAACACGACAAACAAGATACTCGTGGATGTAGTTCTCAAGTAGTTTTAGCGTCGTTTCGGAAAAGTCTGATGGTACGGATAGCTCCATAACATATTCGTTTGGTTCTGTTAGTACGTCATCAAGTTGAGTGCCACAGACAACATCGCTTTTACTGAATGGGTATAACGCTTCAACACATTCAGAGAATGCAAGATTAAGCACACGTGTTACTCTGTCTATATTACCGTCTTGTGTAATATCGGCAATCTGATGTCTTGCGTGCTCTGTTTCTTCGGGCATAATATCAGAAACAACAAAACCATAGTTACCTATATCGTATAACAATTCACTGCGCTTGAATATAAGCGTTACATGTTTCTTGTTTTTGTTTCTTTCTTCTTCGGTTGGCCCTTGCTCTGTGCCATACCCCTGACAACAATTCTGTATCATTATAATCGTTATTTTTTTATTGGACGATGTGGCCTTCTTCTTCGGTAGAGTGCTCGCTTGATATTGATGAGATTCTTTGCCGACTGACTTGCATATATCTCCATGTCGGGCTTGCTGGTAATGGCAAACCATTCTGTAAGCGCCATGCTCACCAAATAGGCATGAATGTTATCTGCAAGTGAGTCAACGGCCGTATTGTTATAATTCGCTGGCATGGTAAACGTTAATGTTAACTCTTCATCATTGAATATCGGCGAGAGATAATTGTTGTTGCTCTCCGTATTATCTTCAATAAGATATTCAGCAACAAAATTTTTTAACGATGTAAAAGCACTCTCAATGGACCGTATTATCTGCCGTCTGTCCTCGTCGTTGTTGCTACCTTGCATGTTACTCGCTTGCTTGTAGCTCGCTCCTTCAAACTCCTTTGTCTGACCGGTAAGATAGGCTTTGGTAAGGACGTCTCTGACAATCTCGCTTACATCTTCCGTTATGGTTATGGTCTTAATATTTGCCATTTCTCCAACTATTATAATGGTGGGTTCTTGTAGAATAGACGTATTAATATATCTTCTAAGATTGATGCCATCTGGGCCGTTGAGTTGGCCGATTCTTCCTTATTGGTAAGAAGATACCACTTGGCAACAATACTCTCCTTAAAGAAACCATATAAGCTATCTTGAATGTCAGCAACAAAGCCGTCTTTAAAATTGTCATATACCTTAATATTAAGTGTATATTGTTCGTTGGCTTCCGTATCTGATACAAAATACTTCTTGATAACGGTGGTGAGTTGGCTCTTGCTCTCGTTGAAGTACCTGTCAAGTAGTTCCTTATCTTCATCAACAATAAGCATACGGTCATAGGCCGTAACGTCTGTGGCTTTCGCTCCTTGATACGATGTTATTCTTGCAACATCATTATAGACCTTGTTCTTGTCAATAGTGAATTGTAGCTGTTTCATCTTTTCTTGTATTTGGCTAAGATAAATAATATCAGTAATACGGCAATGCCGATGTAGATAACGAACATCACATCAAAGCGTATTGTCTGCTTGGCTTTCGTTCGTACTTCCTGCTTCTTGCTGACGTTGGTTCTTGATTGCTGTTTTGTTGCCGTCTTGTCACTTGTATTGATATGTCGCTGTTCGGCCTTGCGTCTCGTCATTCGCTCCTTGATGGCTTTAAGTCCGTAGCGAATGGCAATACTACCATCTGGCTGTACCATCAGCATAGGCGGAACGGATAAACTATCGGTGTGAATAGCCGTGATGCTGTCTGCTTGATTGCTAAATACATACTCACGTATTATCTCGGTACATTCGTCAATAGTTGTTGTATCAACAATCGTTACATATCGGTCCGTCTCTTGATGTGTAGTTATCGTACTGTCGTAGCGTTCTGTGCGGTTGTCAATGGTTACTGTCTTCTTTGTCTTGCAACCGATAACAACCAACAAAGACAATAACAGGACGGCTGTTAGTAGTAACGTCTTTGATTGCTTATTCATCTTCTTAACTTTCTTCTTGATGTTATATAGATGCGTACTCTTCTTTTGCATTAAAGCACGGGCACGCTTTAATCCATTCGGATTTCTCTATTTTGCCATTCTTGTTAAGGTCGGGAGAGAAATCTCTGTGACCTTGAATGATGGCATTTGGATATTTCTTCTTCAGTAGTATAAGCAACTTGCGAAGTGATAACTTCTGTAGTGGTGTTCTGTTATCTATCGGCTTACCATTCGCATCGATGCCACCAATATAAGCTATATTGATACTCACGGAATTATAACCACGTACACCGTTGCTGACATTTTCCTCTGCCAATAGCTGATGAATCTTGCCATCGGTACTTACTACATAGTGATAGCCGGGATATTTCCAACCTTTGCGCCTGAACTCTGCAAGTAGGTTGTCAATAGTCATTCTTTGAGAACTTGCCGTGCAATGCACGGCAAGATATTTGATGTTTCTCATTTCTTGTCTTGTGAATCTAAATATTGTCCTATCTCCTTGATGGCCTTGCGTGCGTCCTTGTCGGTGGCTGCTGTTACAATCACTTGAACTAATTCCTTGATATCGGTAATATTACTCCTCCGTTCTTTCGCATGCTCAAACAGAGATTTAAATTCGATGCCTATCATTGCAAGAACGAATATCATAGTTGTTACTGGTATGGGAATACGATGCAACAGAATACAGATGATAAAAACCATAACATCAACAAGAAAAGCAACCAATGAAAAGCGCCAATACTCCAGCACCTTATTAATGGTTATTCTCATCTTGTGGGAGATAATAGGTTTGCTCAATTTGTTTTGAGTGTATATTCTATCCCATAAATCTATGATGATAGCCGACAACATCGCTGCCCACGATATTACACATATAATAAGGAATAACGGTAGGCAGTGAATGATGTCTGTTATAATTTTGGCTATCTCCATGATTAGGTGAACAATGCGTCAATCTCGCTATTGGGAATCGGAACTGGTTGCGTAGAGTTACTTACTTGCTTTTTGAGAGAAACAAGTCTTTCTTTCAGGTCAGCAAATTCTGCTCCTTCTCCAATAACACGTAGTTCGCCATTGATGAAAGCGCTGAAATCATTAGTACTTAGATTGTAGAAGATTTGACCTTCGACTGGCTTGGCACCGATTGCCGACGGTGAACCGTATTTTTCCTCACCATCCCAATGGGCATAATAATTCAGTCCGACTGAGGCAATGAAAGCCTTATTCTGGGGATCATACACTACCTCGACTTTACTACCATTGGGAGCTTTGGCATCTGCAACTGGGGTTTGCATTTCTTTTTTCCCCATGTATGGAAGAACGTGTAGGCGGTCCAATTCAGTGGCCATTCCATTCATCTGAATAAAAGCACTTTGCATATCTGCACTAATATCCTCTATCACCTCATCTACGCCCCTGCCGTTGTCACTAGGATTAGTAGTCTGCCCCGACAACTTCACCAAAGAGGCATCATGCGCTGAGGGAGGAAAGGCAGAAGGCTTGCCAGTGATATTGTCCCACGCCACACTGTCGGCAACTTTGCCAGCAACATACTCCTCATACCCAGCCTCGGAGTTTAGCTTGGTGTCGTCCTTAACAAAGTACATCTTTTTTGTGGACGTGACCTTTACCGTGTCGCCAGTCTGTACGGTGGTAGTGGTGAGCTTCAGACGTGCAGCATCATCTGCAACAACGGTGATTCGCTCCAATGCTGCTGGGGGTATGTTCGCCAAAGGAACAATGGTTGAGCTATCCCACTTGATACCCTTTGAATTTACCGTATCGGCAGTCTTTGCTGCACCAACCTTGAACGAACCGTCCTTTAACTTGCTGTTGTAACGCTGTAATCCAGCTAAATCTAAAAATTTCTTTTCCATTTTTGAATGATTTTATAAATGATTAAATGATTAAATAGTTAATTTGTCACATGTGATATAAGCTTCATCGCACACATGCCCAATGCTAGCATCTAAATGTACGTTGATAGCATGAATGTGGAGAAGATACACACCACTGCTACCGATAGCCTTAACTTCGTCAGACTTCAATACTTTAGGACCTAAGTTGAAATTTAAACCGTCCATGTGTTTGCCAGTCTTAAGTAGTAAATGTGCGTCGAACACTTCAATATCGTCGTAGGTGTCATCGAGAAAACATATGTCAATACTGTCATCCGTGCTCTCTTCTGACCTGTCACAAATAACAAAGTCTCCATCTGACAATTCTACTTCTGGATAGATAGCACGATGCGTTTTCTTCCGCTTGATAAATAACCGCTCAAGATGCTTCTTGAAACTCGTTAATCCGCTGACGTCTAAAAATTTCTTTTCCATCGTTCTTTTTTCTATAATTCGTCAATGTCTTGTGGTGTGATACTTATAACGCTGTGGTTTAACGATATTAAGTCCTTGCCGTTCCATGTGTAGAGTGTACGCTCTGCGGAATGGTAGAACACTGCACCCTTGCGAACAGTGTCGTCTAAGTCCAGATAATCTGTTTTGTTCTTCCATTCCGTAACATAGACATTATTAATAAATGGTACGACAAACTTCTTGTGTGTGGTATCCCAATAAACTGGCTTCTCGTCCGTATCGTGTACTATTGGAATAGAATGTGGACTTGCCGCACCAAAACCAGCACCTTCCAAGTCTCGCCCACTAAGCCCGTCTTCTAAACTTTTAACGTCTAAGATACTCACGTTATCAACAAAGCCGTCAAAAGGCACAACGCTTGGATAATGTAATATATTAGAGGATAAACGTGCAACGGCATCAGCCAACATATCAAAGCGCAATGTCAACTCTTCGTCTCTTAACTTCTTCCACTTCGACCATTTAAAAAGGTCGTTGACATTCTCCGCACCTCTCATAATGTAGTTGCGATAATATCGCTTCGGAGCGCCAACGGTATAATCCGTGGTAAGGATGCCGCTATCGTTAATCTTGCAGCGTGTCTCCAAAATCTCGGTGATACAATCTTCTCTGCTGTCGGTGAAGATGCTCACAATACCTATCGACTTGCTGTAACCTCTATCATCAGGATACGTGATGGTGACGGATGCCTCCTTGCCGTGGCAAACAAAAACCTCGGCAAATGAAGGCGACAATGGAAAAGCGTTGAAGTCGGAAAGCGTGATGAACGGAGATTGCTGCAATTTATCTACTTGCTTCTGCAGCTCCTTGCCTTGCTCTGCGCTCAATGCCGACGTTCTTCCACCATCTGTTAGGTTGTCAACGATGACGACTGGCTTGATAGCATCTATCTTGTCAGATAACTTGTCAATATTATCTTGAATATTGTCAATGTTATCTTGAATATTGTCAATGGCAGTGTCGTAAATATCATTGTTGATAGATGGATTACCGCCTGTATCTCCGCTTGCTATCCATTGGCCACTTTCTGCAATGTAGATGGGTGCGGGCACTGCGTTTCCAACAATAGCCCACCACCCGTTACGGGGATTTGGATAAGCATTGCGGAGCTTTTCAACGTCCTTGAAAAGCCCTTTGCATGGACCTTTGATATTCTTCGCATCGAGCCAGCCGTCAACTCTAAGGTTACTCTTATAATGACCGTCGCCTTGATAGATGGAACGGCCACCAACGGCAAGTTTACGGCCGACGGATAAATCACCGTCTATTTTTGTTCCTTTGTAACTCATATTAATGCTGATTTTGATAATTCTAAAAATAAGCTGCTTTGCTCCGCACTTCCATAGGCTGTCAATACCAATGATGCTATCATATACACAACCGCATTGTAACAACGCTCACATATCTCTATGCCGTCATTGTCATCAAGAACTGGATAAGGAAGATATACGGCACGACTGACCTTCGCTTCGGTACTCTTGCAAGAATAAAATTCAAACATTCGCCCTTCTGGCCTTATAGCTATCGCACACACTGGTCGTTGTGATGTTCCTCGCAATGCTTTGAATCTGCTGCTTTGCAGTTGGTACTCCTCATCATCTTCGCTGATAGCATGATAGACGGGACGTTCCCAATCGTCCATCTTAAAAACAACCAAACGCATAAAATTATCGGGCAAAAGACACCAGCCACATTCCAACTCTCTCCAATAGATAACACTGCCGAAGTTATAACCTCCATCAAGAAGATAAGACGGGGCTTGACTGTGAACACGTTTAACTGCTTCAACAATCTTTGATGTGATAATATCGTTAAGCGATAATGTATCTACATCGCCCAAACTGAGAAGTGCGTCACTTGTCATATTTTGGTCGATGGCTACTTTTACATCTCTCTGTATCTCATCAATGCAGTATATCTTCATATCGATAACGTGTGTTAAATGCCCTTGAACTGAATGCCGTTAGCCTTTGCTGCTGCAACAATGGCCTTCTCGCTGCGGAGCGATGTGCGATTTAAACCAAAATTCTCCGCTAAGTAATCTTTTGCTTCGCCAATATCGTTCACCGCTACCATGCGAATGGCATTGCTATTGTTAACAACTTCCTTTGCTTCTTCTTTCTTTGGTTCTTCCTTTACCACTTTGCCAAGTGTGAACAATTCATCGAACCGCTTATGTCTCTCTAATGCGTTCTGTATATCTGCATCATCGGTAGCAAAAACGCTGCTCCCGTTGGATAGCGGAATAAAAGCAATGTGTTTGTTCTTACCATTGCTAAGAATGATGTTGATAGCTATCTGAACGTCTGATATATATTGCTTTGTCATGCTTTTTAAAATTTAGGGGGGTAAGGTGTCAAACTTACCTCACCCCCATTGTGTATATAATTATGAGCAACTTACGCTTGTGCAAGTCTCATTCTTGCGTGTGCCTTTGCATATCGGAGATACAAACATGCAACCTCTTGAATTACTACTGCGTCAGTGTTGCGAACTCCAGCCGTCTTTAGGTCGAGCACATTTCTCGCCCAAGATACGTGAACTTTCTTTGATAAATATTCGGGGTCGAGCGCAAAACCGCAATCACTCATGCCGTTAAGGTCGAACAACTCGTGATGCAAGGTGAGCACTTCGCCGAAGTCTGTATCCCAAGACTTGAATTTAAGATTCCATACTTCAACGGAATCCTTTAAGCGGAATTTCTCTGACTTAATCTTGGAGAATGCGCTAAGCATGTCAGAACCGCAAAGCAAAATCTTACGCTTATTACCGATACCAGTACCAACGAATAGGTCTTTAGTGATATCGACAAGGTTCTCATCAGTGATAACGGCACACTTCTTCGTTGAATCCCATTCACCAACCTCGATATCTTTGCCTGCCATATACCATATACCACCCGTAAACCATGTGAGGGCACCTTCTTTAGCGATGTGTTTAATCTTGTTCTTAACACCGAACAGATAGGTGTTCTCCATAGCAAGACGCATGTCATAGATACCATCTTCCTCAAGGTCAGAGAAACCCCAGTTAACCTCCTTAGCTGCAATCTTGTTAAAGGTAGATTCTTCAATCTGAATCATAAAGTTTTGGCAGTACTGTGTTTCTGGCATTGGAATGTTGTTAAAACGGCCAGTCTGAACGTCCAACTCTCCGCATGCCTTACCCATACGTACCAGCGTTGCACCGCTCTTGATTTCGGGTACAAAGATAGGCTGCTTGGTAGTGCTATCCATAGCACCGTTAACGGCATACACCGTAGGTAGGTTGGTTGATGGGTCTTTACCGCATACGCATAATACAAGGTCAGGACCATTGCTACCCTCGTATGGCTGACCAGTGTCAGGATTGGTTACTCCTTTAACTCCTACAACTCGAATTGTATCGTCCAACGTGAACATATTGGGGTCGCTGACTGGCAAAGATGTACTTGCCCCGCTTGTCATAGCCGTAACGTCTTTGTTGGTGGTGCACTTAATCTCACGTGTTCCTACGCTGTAATACTTAACCTCGAATGAATCGCTGTTGCTTGACTTGGCATAACGGCTGATTTGGTCGAGTGGTGTCGCCATTGGTCTAATCTTTACAATACGTTGGTCAACGTCTGAAAGATAGAAGTTGTCACCGCCCTCTGTACGGCCGAATGTCTCGGTAGCAATACCATCAATGCCGCCAGTTGTCTCTGCACCGCCCTCTGTCTTGCCAGCATCGGGGAGTGGCGAAGCATTGGCCATAAGCACATTTGCTGATGCGCCGGTAATAAAAGCTAACACGGTTAGCAATAGGCTAAAAATAAAGCCCAAATTTTTCTTGATTGTTTTCATTTTTCTTTTAATAAAAAATTAATTATTTATATGATTTGCGTTTCTCTCCACCACGTTCCCAGATTGTTTGGCTGTTGCTGTAACGGTCTATCGCTCCGAGTTCTGGACGCTGCATAGTGGAGCTGCCGCCGTTCTTGCTGCCAAGATTGGCTGTACCATCATTGCGACTACTCTTGCGCAACTTCTCGTCAATCTTTGAGTTCCTACCTCGTACTTCTCCCTCAAAGGCTGCCTCTTCTACGGCTGCATCGTGATTGATTGCTTTGTATGCCATCTCGATGCTATTACGTGAGAATTTACCTAAGATGCCGTCTTTCATGATGGTAACAAGAAATTCCATCGCTGCATCAATATCGTCATCGCTGTAACCTTCTTCTTGTAAGGTGGCTACGGTTGCCAATGTTTCGTCAATGTTCTTTTGATACTGCTCTTCAAAATCTTTCTCTTTCGCTACTCTGTCGGCATAGTCTTTACTGGCCTGCGCTAAATCTTCTTGTTTCTGTGGGTCTTTTAGCGCTTCGGCAAAGTCATCCCCAAACATACGGACCAATTCGATTGCGGGGTCTCCGCCTTTACGCCATGCTGTCAAGAATGATGCTGAACGGGGGTCACTTGCAAACAAGTTTGACAAGGCTTCTTCTTTTTGCTTGTAGTCTGCTGCTCGTGCATCATAATCGTCATAATCCTGATTAACACGTCCGAACAATGCCTCCTCTTCGGATAAGTCTATATCGGGGTACTTTTGTTTTAGTCGTTCGGCAAACTTGGCTTTGTTGCCAATCACTTTTGTTTCTTCCGCCATGATTTTATTTTTTAATTATCGTGTTCATTTACTTGCAAATATAAACAAGAATTAA